GCCGGCCGTCAGGCGATGGAAGAGGAAGGGCTCAAGGTTCCCGGCTTCCGCTTTGATGGCAGCGGGCGCAGCTTTCAGAGCGCGAGCGTCGAAGGCCTCAAGAGTGACGGCGGCAGTTGGTTTGGCGATTATGGCACGATGGCAGAGGGCGTAAAGCAACGGGGCTCCGGTCGCGAATGGTTCGCGGGTGATGGAAAAATTTCTCGGATGACAAGTTCCAAGTCCCCGGCTCGGAAATTCGCCAGCGCCATGATCGCCAAGATACCGCTGCCGCTCAGTCGGTTCATTGCCAGGACATTTCGCCCATGACCCCGTTCGCCGCCGCCCTCGCCCGCCTGGACTGGTCCGTGCCGACCTTCGCGCGCCGGTTCGGCACATCCCCGACGCTGGCCTACGGCTGGCACCGGGGCCGGAACACACGCGGCAACCCCTGCGAGGCACCGGCCGACGCGATGGTGTGGCTGGCAAGGATCGCACGCGCCGTCGAGGCTATGCCATCACCACGTAACACCCTGAAAGCGAAGGAAATCACGCTATGACCTCGAAGCCTCTGCTCATCAAATCCGACTTTGCCATCCTGGATGTGAAGGCCGGTCGCGCCGCGTTGCTCAAAGCGGTGGGTTTTGCCCACAACAATACGTCCAAGGCACGTACGGTCCCGATCACGATAACCGGGGAGATTGTGGGGGCGTGGGGAGACGATGACGGGATAAGCCGAGAATTCGAGGTGCGCGTGACAGGAGTATCGATGCTATGACCGAAACACAGTCGCCATTCGCCGGCTCCGAAGACCTGAACCCCAACACCGCAACCGGCGTCCTGCTGGACGACATCGCGGCGCGGATCGGGATTACGCCGCGCGTCCGATGGGCCAGTATCGCGCCGGGATCAATGGAGAGCGACGACAGCCTGCGTGGCCGCGTTCTGGGGGCCATCCGGGCCGCTCTGCCGCCGTCAGATGCTGCGCTGGACCATGCCGGGCATTCGGTCGGGCTGCCAGGTGCCGCAGGGGGCACGATGTTGGCTGCTGGTGCCACGGCATCGCCGGGACATGTCGCAGCACCAGCCAACCCACGCGCCCGCCTGTCCGTCACGCTGGACCTCGCTGCGGCCAAACCCGACGCCGAGACGAGGAAGGCGCTCGCCGCCGCTCTGTGCCTGGTCGCAATCTCCGTCGCGACCGGGATGAGCGAGGGCGTCGTGGATGAGGCGGATGGGACGGTTGTGGCTCGGTTTCGCATCGAGGGTTGACACTCGCCGCCCGGCCCGGTATTGTCCGGCCTGCGACATTTTCTCCTCCTAGGTTAGTCCCCCAAACTGCCCCGGCGCCGCAAGGCTCCGGGGCTTTTCTTTGTCACCCGCTCACGCGCCCCGCCAGCCGCTCGCTATAAGCCACGAACCACGCATCGCCGGGACCGACATCCTCGGTCTCGGCCCACGCCTGTTTGCCCTCGGTGCGCCAGCCGGTGAGGTGAAACATGATGCCGTCAACCGTCAACATCTCGGCTGCCGGCTCAATCCGCAGCGCCGAGGGTGCCCAGCCGTCCGGTGTCAGCGTGGCCGTGTAGGCGGCGCCGTCCTTGCGCCAGTCCGTCAGCGCGTAGTCGATGGCGCCCCAGCGGACGGAGTGAGTGGCAACATCGATGTGGAGAGGGTGTTTCATCGCACCGGCGGCCTCTGCGCGAACGCCGCCGCCCGCAGCCCGGCCCTCGTTGTCGGTTTCGCGCGTGGCTTGCCGCTCGGCTTCTTCGGTGCCTTCCGTGGCGGTGCTTCGATGGCAAGGCGCTCGTCGATGCCCGCCATCGTGCCCGACAACGGGAACCGATACAGCAGCAGGATGTCCTCGACCTGTTGAGCCGACCAAGCCGCCGCCGCGTAGAACCCAGCGGCAATGATGGCGTTCATGAAAGCCGCCTCGGCATCGGTGACGGTGTTTTTACCGGCCTTCAATTCGATGGTCAGGTATTTCCCCTGCCACCAAAAATGCAGATCGGTCGTGCCGGCCTTGACGCCTTTGTTGAGTAGTTTCTGCCACGCCGCCATGCGCCGCGTCGGCGAGCCATGTAGGAACACGCCTTGCTCAACGGCGCGAAACTCGCAGTCGCGCGGCAGGATATCGCGGAGGCGGCGGACGATGTAGACTTGCAGACGTTCTTCGGGTTTCAGCGCGCTCATTCCACCATCCCCGTTTTGCATCCCATATCGAAGTCCCACGCCTCGGCGCTATACGGCCACAGGATAACCTCCGCGTGGCATGCCGGCCAGTTCGCATCGTCGTGATGCTTGGCCGCTTCGACGGCAAACATCGCGTTGAGCGCCGCCGCCTCCTGTTCAGCCGATGCCTTATCGGGGTAGGCGATCACGTCATCTGGCCCGATGACGTGGACGCACCACAACTCTTTCTTGTCGCTCATCGCCTCACTCCCTCTCTCATAACTGCGTGGCTTCCCCGGGCTGCGTCGCGCGGGCGGGGGTCACGCTGCCGTAATCTCGTCCATAGGCCATCCGTCCGGCGTCGGCGTGTCGGCAAACTCCATCGCGGCCTGATCGTCGTGATCCGGACCAGCCTCTACCGCCGCGCGAATGTTCTTCACTGCCTGCCGGTAGTAGGTTGGCTTCAGTTCTGCCCCGATGCCGCGCCGGCCATTTTTCAGCGCGCCGTAGACCTCGGAACCGACCCCCATGAAGGGCGAAAGCACGACCTCGCCGGGGTTGCTCCATAGGGTCACAATCCGGTCGATCACGTCCAGTTGCAGCGGATGAACGTGCTTCTCGTCGTTGTCGTCGCGCGCGGCGTGGAACGGCAGCACCCGACCGATCCTGACATCATCCCAGAACGCGGAGGCGTATTGTCTCCAAATCCAATGAGAGTAGCGGTTCTCGATTTGGTTGCCCGTCCATCCCCGATATTTCAGCAGGTCGGCAGGAACCTGCCGCTCTCCGGCATATCGGGTCAGGCCAATCGGGTGCGTGATCGGGATAGGGTTGTCGCCGTGCCGGCGGAACACCAACAGGTAATCCGCCGCCGCAACGCTGCACCGGGAACTGTCCTCGACCAGCGAACGGTGCGCCAGGTTCTTCGCCATGGTCCGATTGCGAACACCGAGGGGTTCCTTCCACACGCAATACCGGGCGATGTAGGCGAATCCGTGCTTTTCATGCAGGCGGATGATATCGCCGGGGAAGTCGATCATATGATCGGTTCCGGTATTGCCGCTCGGCACATCCATGCAATGCACCGCCGTCATGCGCCCCGGCATCGTGATCCTCGCCACCTCGGCAACCACGAAAGCGTAATGCTCGAAAAACCCATCGTAACTGTTGTTGTTCGACAGGTCACGGTCGGACGATGAATAGGTGAACAGGCCACCTCCAGACGTGGCGAAGGGTGGGCTATAGACCGACAGGTGAACGCTTGCGTCCGGCATCGCCCGCATGACCGGGATACAGTCGCCATGATAGATCGCATAGCGGTCAGTTATCTCTTGCTCGTGAACGCTCTTTTCTGGTGCTGTGGTCATTGTCGTTTCCTAGAGCCAAGACGGCAGTTGCGTTGATGCGGAGAAGGTCACGGAACGGTCGATAGCCTGCGCCTCGTTCATGTGGGCAACGAGGGCGGTGAACATCTTATCGGCCGCCTCGGATTTGCGTTGCAGGTTTGCCAACACCGACCGCTCGCCCTCGGTGACGACGATATCTGACACCACCTGCCGATTCTGCCCGAACCGCCAACACCGCCGAACCTCCTGATAGTATTCCTCGAAGCTGTGGGTTGGGAACGAGACGACGTGGGAGCAATGCTGAAAATTCAACCCCCATGCACCGATTCTCCCCTTCGTAACCATAACCCGCGCCTTTCCGTCGATGAACGCGAGGAACTTTTCTTCCTTCTCATCCTCGCCGTCCTTGCCGCTGATCTGGATGCTGTCTGGTATCAGCTTTTCCAGACGGTCGCCTTCCTCATTGAGAAAGCACCAGACGATTGCGGGTTGGCCGGTATGGTTGACCAGTTCCGCCGCTCGCTCGCATCGTTCCTCGATGGTGCGACGCCGCTCCTCCCGCTGTTCGGCCAAACCAACCGCCGGCAAAGCGAACAGCATATCTTTCGGCATTGTCCGTGTATCGACAAGGTGCTGGTTCTCCACCAGCGGCGGAAGGATGAATGGGCCGTCGTCAAAGCCGAGATCAGACGGCTTGCGGCAGGCGCGCGACCACGAGCAAAGCCAGCGCCAGAACGGCACCTCGGCATGCCCCTTGAAGCGCCACTTTGCGTTATCGTCAAGTTGGTGAAAGTTCTTCCCGCCATGACGAAAAACGTTCGGTTTGATGCTGTTGCCCTGCATGTTTTTGAAAAACCGGGTCAGCATGTCCATATAGCCGAGATATCCCAGCGCCTCGCTGCTGGTGCCGAGTTCGGGATATTCATTCGGTGCAGCCGTCGCGGTACCGAGCAGACGATACCGCATCTTCCGCATGAAGTCGGTAATCTCCTGTTTCCTTGTGCCATCAAAGGATTTCAGGATTGAGCTTTCGTCGCACACCGCGCCGGCAAAATCGTTCGGATCGAAGTAGTGCAACCGCTCGTAGTTCACCACGTTGATGCCCGGCTTCACGGTGCCGTCAAGCGCCAGGTGAATGTCGATCCCAAACTTGGCTGCCTCGCGTGCGGTCTGTTGTGCCAC